ATAGCGTTGACGGTGACAGCACAGGTGTCTGTGTATGTCTGTCCGCCGACAGTGATCGTTGCGGTAATTGTTGCGGATCCAGCGGATTCACCATGAACAACGCCGTTAGCGACTGTCGCATAAGTGGTGTTGCTGGAAGACCAGGAAACAGCTGTTCCGGCGGGAACAACGATTGCCTGAAGTGCCACATTCTCACCAGCTGTAACTTCTGCTCTGGAAGGAACAACTGTGACAGACGGTGTCTGAACCTTAGCCGTGATGGTGTCCGGTGTCTGAACTGTGCTGAAGAACTGATCCTTGTTAGCGATCAGATCCAGTGAAGCATCGACAGTGACAGCCATGGCGGGCTTTCCGGTCTTCGTGAACTTGTGAACGGTGGAAACACCCGTGAAGGTCAGCTCCTGGCCGTTTGCATCGGTTCCGTCCGATTTTGTCTGGTGCGTTTCGTCTCCAACGCTTATGGTCCCCTTCATTCTCCAGACCATCATTTCACGACCATCGGTTGTGAATGTACGGTAGCCGATACTCCAGAATTTCGTTGCACCTTCATCTTCGATGTAGGTTCCTGTCGTAGCGTCATAGACCTGGCCCTTCAGCTCTGCCAGAACATCCAGCGGAAGTGCAGAAGCATTGATGGTGATCTCATCAGCTGCCTGGCTCTGAACGACAATGGCCGGAAGGTTGTCATACCAGTGGGTTTCACTGGATGTGTTGGATGCCTTGCTGATCTCTGCGACACCGGCAAGGGACTTCACGGTTCCTGTCTGGAATCCGGTGCTGTCGTCTTTGGTAACTTCGGCATATACCAGATCGGAAACGCCGCGATACTCAAAAAATCCAGTCATTTTTGTTATCCTCCTATTTTTCGATTTAAGACCGTTTTGTTCAAAGGTGGCCAATCCCTCGTATTTTTGAATAAAGTGTCTAATTTCAAGCCGTATGTTTGTCAGAACTCCATGTATACGCACTGAATGCCGCGTCCGGTGTGTGTCGCTTCATCAGAAGCCACATCGAAGCCCTTTGACGGGACGATCCAGTCCGCTGCCTTCAGTGCTGCCCGGATATCTGATAGAAGTGAATAGGTCATTGTCGGATCGGAACTGTATACATACACATTGAAGTCCCATTCGGTTCCGTATTCGGCATTGTCATAGTGGGCATGATCCGGGGAATCATTGTTCCAGAATGTGACGAATGTTTCCGGATAAGCCGTATCATTCGACATGGATCCTTGCCGATACACCGGATATTTGAAACTTTCAAGGATTGCGATCAGTGCATCTTCCATTACTTTTCCTCCATGACCTGACGAAGTGCGTTATCAAACACTTCGCGCTGTATCTCCTGAATCTTTCGGCTGGTGGCCGCGCCGTAGACATCGTTGTATAGCTTTTTGTCCGGTGGCTCGATCCGTGGTGTTCCGTACATCAGGAAGATTGACGGAAGGCCGCCTTCCGAAATCTTGAACCCGACTTTGATCGATGCCAGCGTTCCCTTCCATTCCACTCCGGAATCATCATCGATCGATGCTTCCGTGCGTCCGGTCCGGTGGTGCTTCTTCATGTCCTGATGAAGCTTTTCCGTGACATAGGCTTTGGATTCCATCAGTGCCTTTTCAGTCGTTTCTTTCAGGAACTCCATGCTGGAAAGCTTATAAAGTTGTTGTGCGTACTGTCCGAAGACTTCGCCGTCAACGAACAACTTTTTTCTTGCCATTTACGGTTTCCCTCCGACCTGTTTGACCTTCACTTGCATGTATTGATTCTGCATATTGATGTTTTCCGGTCTTCCCAGCACTTCCCATGTCTCACCCGTTCCGCAAATGTAGATCCGGCAGTCTGCCGTGATCGCGGGATCGAACCAGGTGTCTATTGTTCCCGTACTTTCCACCGTGTAGACATCATTGCTGAAGTTCTCCGTACCGCCGAAGGTCCGGAAGGATCCGAAGAATATGGAATCCACCTTTGATGGATCCGGATAAACATTCTTCCGTGAACCCTTGACCATCGTTTCGGTCGGTGTCAGCAGCTTCATCGCCACATTGAACGGTGATGATGGTCTATACGCTTTCGCCATTACCGATCACCCCCCGATATGCAAGCTGTGCGGCTCTCTGATAGAAGTAGGATGACAGCTTGCCGGTCCCGGAACCGTAGTCCCACAGATCCGACACTCCCCTGGCAACGATGCCAGCCGTGATATTTGCTTCAGCAACTCCGGAATCCTTCAGGAAGTCCACCACCTCGTTCATGTAGACAGTCAGTGTGGCGTCCTGGTATGTCCCGGTGATACCTAATGCATCTTTTACATCCGCCAGCGTTACCATCGCTGTCCCTCCTTACTTCGTTGTGGTTTTCTTCTTCTTCGGTGCGGTCTTCGGCTTTGCAGCCGTCTTTTTCGGTTTCTGACCTTCGTCCTTCACTTCCGAAACCACCTGTCGCGGATCGGCCAACAGCTCCATCGCTCGTTCATCATCGAAATCGACAATGCTGCCGGCCTCTCTCCGCTCTTTGGTGTATTTGTCGGTGAAGGTTTTTTCGATTCTGACCTTCATCCCGGCACCTCCTTGCTATTCGCTCTGAAGTGTCAGACCGGACAGATCAAAGGACTGGATCCGTTCAAGATTGCCCACGGTGGTCTTCACATAAAGAACCTGTGCAGACTTGTCAGTGATCTTGAACACACAGTTCATATCCGGATCGCCCAGCAGCTCCACGAAGCCAGTGCCGATTGTGGGAACCAGACCAAGCTTGATGGAAGATGTGCCGCTGTTGGTGTCTGTGAACTTCAGTGCCAGGAAATATCCATCGCCAGCCAACGGACCATCGCCAGGAAAACCACCTTCGATGAACTTCAGCGTTCCGGTGATCGCACCGTTTGCCACGCTGATGCTGGACTGAAGAGTGCTTACCTTCTTCTCGAAAACAGTGGTGTTTCCGTTTTCAGCTGCGACTGTGGTGGCTGTCACACCCTTTGCAGAAGCAATCGCCTGGATCACTTCTGCATTCTCACGCATATCAGCGACATCCTGGGGATAGCAGCCGGATTCTGTTGCATACAGATTTTTGAGTGCTTCCAGATTTGTCATGGCCGCCACCTCCTTATGCCTTCTTGATCAGCACGAATCCTGTCGGATCTACGACCTTACCATCGACAATGACGATAGCCTTTGTGACGATCTGGTTCTTGTCCTGATCCTTGTAACGCTCAACGGTCCAATCTGCATTCTCGGTGATCCAGTAATTTTCGGGATCCCAGAAGATACCGATCACATCACCGGCAGATGCGGTGTCGAAATCCTTAACGATGGAAGATTCAACAGAATCGATGGTCTTGCCGAAGAAGGACTGCTCTGTCAGATCAGCTGCTTCACGGAAGATCGGTCTGCCGTTGGAATCGCACATCGTCTCAAGGTAGGTGATGCGTGTGGACTTCGCGAAGATGAAGCTGCCGTCCTCTGCACCAGCCGGAAGGTTTGCAAAGAATCTTGTCTTCCATGCTTTCCAGTCAGACATCTGTGCTGCGGTCATGGTCACGACATTTGTCACGCGGACATCGTTGGCGATACCCAGCATCTGACCATCACCGGAACCATTGACGATGCCATAATCCATGGTTCTCATGAATGCCTTTGCAACTACCTCTACGATGTAGTTCTCGAAAGCCTGAAGGGTTACAGTCTCGGAAAGAATGGACTGTGCGATCTTGATCTCTGCCATGTAGCGATTGAACAGAACGCGGCCCACGGTGTTCAGCTTCTTGCGCTCACTCGGACTTGCTTCGGTGATCCAGGTCATCATGATGTCATCACCAGTGATGGGAACCTGAAGATCGCCTTTGATCGGCATTTTCCGTGCGCGTCTGTAAAGGTTGCCGTATTTTGCCTTTGCAGTGTTGATGATCTGCTGGATCAGCGTCATCGGGATTGCATATCCGGTTTCAGAAGTGGTGATCTGCTCGTCAGAACGAAGCTCTGCCGGGATCGGTGTGCCTTTCAGCACATAGTTCATGAAAGCCTGACGGTATTCCATAGCGGAATCTGCGCTTCTGGTGGAAGCCACTACATGATTAACAGGAACAGTCTGCTCCGGTGCCGGTGCGCTGAAATAATCATCGTTATCCGGCGTGTGGCTCTTTGCTCTTGCTTCCTCTGCTTCGATCTCTGCCAGCATTTCGCGGATCTCTTCGATCTCTGCATTGATGTCTTCCATCTGTGCGGTCAGACTGCGAACTTCTGTGACATCAGTGGACGCATTGCAGCGGGTTACAAGGTCGTTCTTCTTTGCCTGAAGCCGTGCAAGCTTCTTCTCAAGATGTTTCTTCATTGTTTTGTTCTCCTTTTTTAGATTTTTGATTTGAACATT